CTTTTCATTAGCTATTTCATTTAACACTTCTTCAAAGTCAAAGTCTTCATGTTCATCATTTACATTTTCTTCATCAACTATTTCCCAATCTTCAGGAATATCCTCACCGAACTCTTCAATAAATTTATCAAGCTCAGTTTTTTCTACATTACTAAAATCTACCGTTTCTTCAGATACTTCTTCATTATCTAGCGGTTCAAGTCCCAATTCCTCACGAATTTCGTCAGTTGTCATAACCTCTCTAATAGTCTTAGAGTCAAACTGAACTGTAATAGGTTTAAGCTGTACAAAATTCACAGGCATATCCATTTGGTTTACTTGGAATATTTTTCTAAGCTGTTTTACTAACTGATCTTGGAATGGCTTAATCACAGTATTTAAGTAGAAATTTGCGGCATTTATAATCTCGTCTGTATTGCTTGAAAAACCATTTGCAGTATCTATACCCATAAGAGTCTTAGAAGTGACCCTGTGACCGCTTAAAATGTTGCTAGTGAGCAGTTCTTGGAGTGCCAAATACTGCTTGTCTAAATCTGAAGGTGTTATTGCATTAACTTCAGGAGTTCTAGTCTTATCATCTGAAAAAGTTAAGATGAATTTCCCTGCATTATTTTGTCCTGTGAACTTCTCTGTCAGACTTTGTTCTATTTGGAAACGTTCTTCCTGTGTCGGAATTCCATTACTGAAATTAATCATAAAAGACCCCGAAAATCCTGAGCTTATTGCATTGAGATGATACTCAGAGATACGAGCATCAATTAATCCCCAATTTGTACAAGAAGCCCAATCAGGTGTAAAATAGCTATTCATATTCGGACTATAAAGACCTGAATACATAAGTTGGTTAGCTGAAGTCCTGTCATTAGGATTAAAAGCAGGTACATAATAAGGTTTGTTCTGTCTAGTATTTGTCCAATCTGAAGATATATAGTAGCCTGTAGTTTTTCCAAATTCATCAGGTCTTGCACATCTTACTTTAGAAGCGTCTACGTGGTAGATTTCAGCAATTTGTGTTCTATCCTTTGACCATACTACATTAAGAGCAAAAGATCCCTGTAGCTTGAAGTCAAAAGATAGTTTCTTTATAACTTCGTGTAGGCTTTCATTACTATTAGCTCTATCTAAAAAATGCTGAAGTTTAACTCTTGCTTCTAAGTCTCTTTCATCTTCATCTTCTATTATAAGCGATTCCCCTGCAATCATCTCGGCTGTAGAATTTACGATAGCTGCTGTTATTGAGCTTGAATAGTAAAGGTCAATAAGAAACTGTGGGTAGAGGTTTGACCACTCCCCATTTGCATCACCATAAGAAATCCAATCACGACCTCTCACTTCTGCAATAACAGGAGATGTTGATGTCTCCAAGTTGATGTTGATAATATTATCTTTCATATTTTATTTTTTATATAGTTGATAGTCTATCATATACATTAGATACTAAGGTATCACTTGTGGTGCTGTAAATTTGTATTTCCTCAATAGTACCATCAAAAGGATTCAGACCATCTTTTCGGATACCTATTGCATCTATATTCGCTGTTCCTGACAGGTCTTCTGTATCAACTTGTGTCGTTCCGTTCCAACTTAAACTAATAACATCATCACTAGCTCTTGACAAAATCATAACAGCCTCACTCCCTAATAAACTCCCTGCATCTAACTGTAAGTCTATTGCAGTTGTATTATCTATTTTAACACGTATTTTATTGCTTGAAAATACTTTGATAAATTCACCGTCTACTGTAGTATCACCTAGTATTATGCCACCTGCTGATGTTATAAGTAATTTTATTCCAATAGTAAAAGCATCAGATAAAGTTATGTCAGCTCCTGCTAGTGAAAGAAAATCAGAGGCAGTAGCGTCAAAAGTTAAAGTCCCTGCTGAATATGCAGGTTGTTGTGCTTCTGTATTCTGTCGCATAGTATTGCTATTAACCGAACTGTCCTCCCACTCCTCAACATCAGTACCATTAAGAGTGATACCGACTGCTTTCTGATACCACGCTTCAAGACTGTCTTCATCAGAAGGCAACCAAGAACTAGAACCTTGTAGTCGTATTGATTCTAGGCTAAGACCTTGTTTAAGTGCTAACATATTCTAAGTAGTTGGTCCTTCGTGATAACCGACTCCAACACCACTCGTGAGAGTAATTGCTGTCACGTTCATAAACAGAGTCGTTCCTGCAGGTAGTGTCGTTTCCAAAGCATTTTCCCCTGTTGCATCTGCTACTGTTATTGAAGCTACTACACTTGAAACAGGGAAGTAAACACAATACCAATCTTTACTTGTTTGTGCTGCTGTAGTAAAGATTTCAGTATCTCCATTTTTTCCTAATTGCTCTGTTAAGAGCTGTTGTACATTTTCTATTGCCATTTTTTTATTTTTTTATTATCCTGTGTAAATATAATTTGTTTCATTTATGTTTGCTGTTGCTCTTGCTATATTTTCGCTTGTGCTTCCGCCGTCAAATACAATAATTGGATTGCTTGTATAACCACTACCACCACTTGTTAGAGTAATTGATGTTACTGCACCACCACCTACAGGCACAGGATCTTCTATTGTGCAAGTAGCGGTTGCAGGTGTAATGCAATCACCGTGAAAAATAATTGTAGGAACTGTAAAGTATTCCACCCCATTCTAAAGTAATATCTTGAACGCTTTTTGCATTTTGAGTATATTGCACTTGTTCTATTCCTTCTAGTTCTGATAAATTTAAAATCCCTTTAGTTACTAAACCACCTAAAACACCTGCACCATCTATATACTTAGCCCCTACAATATTATCTAATTCTGTGGTTGGTGCGTGTTTTGCATCTAAAATTACTGTATCACCTTCAGCCCACTTAACTTCATAAACTTCATATTTATAATGTCCTGCAATTGGTAAATCTAATTGACCTGCAAACATATCAGGCGATATATGAGCCTCAAATTCCATTCTTGTATATCTATCATAGATATAAGAGTGTCCACCTTTCTCCATTACAGGATAACAGTAATCCACACTCCCGTCTAAGTCATTAATAAACTTAACTAAGTATCTTATTTGAGCCCTGCTCTCACCAATACCGAACGTTGTATTGTCCATTGTGGATATATAGGCGTCAAAGCTAGTCTTTCTAGTTGCTTGTATCATTACTATATAATAGAAAAAGTCTGATTCTGTTTGCCTTTATAGGTTTTTAAGCAAAGAAAAGAGGGCATAAAGCCCTCTAATCAAGAAATATATGAAAACTACTAATTAGATTATGCTTTTATAATTGTACCCATTGTAAATCCATTATCAAAAGGCTCTGACGTGTAATCCTCAACCAT